ATGTCCGGCAGGAGGTCATTGTTCCCACCTCCTATTCCATGCGGCCGTGGCGAGCTCCCTGGTGCCCCTCTCGCCTGTCTGTGCCCCGCACCAGGTGCAATGTACGAGCCAGCTGTCCTCGTCCTCGCGGTGGATCGTTATGGGGTCGGGGGTCCCGCAGAAGGGGCATATTTTGAGGTCGCTCATGCCTTCGCCCTCCTGTGTGTAGCTGTGTAGAACATGATGGCCTGCGAGCGGGTCACTCCGCTCGTCAGGATGCTGTCGCATTGGGGGCAGTTGCACGTCCATCCGAGGGGGGTGGCGTGCAATGTGTAGCCATCCGCTCCGCAGATAGGGCAGGGGGTCCACTCGGTCATTCCCTCACCACCATGTGCGCGTGTATCTCTGCGTGGACGTGGTTGTTGCGCCACTTCTTAGCGTAGCGGGTGGCCTCGTCCTCGGTCTTGAAATATCTGGACCATTCGTGGGAGACGTGCTCGTCGTCTCCGGGTTCGTAGCACATGACGGTCCAGCCGTCCTGTACGAGCTCGGGCTCCGGCTCCGTCTCTTCGTCCTGGTCGAAGCGGATATAGGAGCGGTCCCTCCCACATTGGGGGCACCTGCCCTCGACCCTTACGCCGAGGGCCACCCTCGAAAGGTGGACGGGGTACTCCCCGCCGCAGTCCGGGCAGATTGCGAGGGAGCTCATTCGCTCGCCTCCTTGATCCTGCTCAAGGTGTACGACTTCGGGCCGGTGCCGGGCTCGGTGCAGTCCGCCAGGACCTGGTCGGGGTTGACGTGGCCGCTGACCTTGAGGTATTTTGCCAAGTCGGTCTTGGTTAATTTGACCTCGCGGCTGGTGGGGTACCAGGCGCAGTAGCCGTCGAACTCGGCGGGGTGGGTCTTGGCGAGCTTGAGCTCGGAGATCCCGGAGGCGGGGGCCTTCTCGATGAACTTATAGCCGCCGTAGAGGCGGACCCCGCTCTCGATGGCGGCCTTAATCATCTCGTCGCGCTTGGCGGTCAGGACCTCCAGCTCGGTCTTGAGCTGGTCTATCCTGTTCTGGATGCGGACGGCCTCCTCCTGGGGAGGGAGGCCGGCGGTCTCCTGTTCGGGGTCGGTGAGAAGCCTCATAATCCGACCCCCTTCTCCTTGGCGGCCTTGGTGACTGCCTCATACGCCGCCTTTACTTCCTCGTCGGTCCAGCTGTCGATGTCGTCCCCGAATTTCTGCGCCTGCTCCTTCACGGTCGGGCGGAGGGCGGCGGTGTTGTTCATCTTGCAGATTGTGTCCACCATCACGTCGCGGGGCCTGTCGGTCAGGGCCTCGGTCTTGGCGGGCTTCTTGGCTACTCCTCCGAAGAAGGGGTCATTTTTGGCCTTGGCCTCCTGGGCTCTGCGCTGTGCTTCGCGCTCGGCCTTGACCTCGTCCTCGGTGTTGTCTATGTCGTCCTTGGGGCTGTCCGAGATATTGAACTCGTCCTTGTAGAAGGCTTTCAGTATCGCGGTGTTGAGCTTCGAGAAGGTCTTGTCGCTGTTGTCCTTGGCCTCGCTCTCGTACACCTGGGGCTCGGTCCTGTCGGTTGGGTCGTCTGCGTTGACCCATGTGAAGGAGCGGCGTCCCCTCATGTGGAACCATGTAGAACTCCCGGGGCCGTATTGGCTGGCGGTGGTCCATGGCTCTCTCATGGGCTCGGCCTCGATCTCGCCGCGCAGGAGGATCAGTCCGGCCTTGAGCATGGCGTCCTCCACGATGGGCTTAATCTGGTCGATGGGCAGATAGGCGAATTTCAAACCCTCGCCCTTCACTTTTACGAAGGCGGTTTCTGCGACGATCTTCTTACAATCGAGAAGGCGCTGGTACACGTTGCGGGTGCTGGCTGTCGGCATTTATGCCACCTCCTGCGTATTCGTGTTACATGTGTGTGTGTATGTGTATGCACCCTTTTTGGCGGGCTCTACGGTTTCGCGCAGGCTCTTCATGTCCAGGATAATGACCTTATCGGGCTGTGCTCCTGCGTAAATGTTGAACCCCGAGAAGCGGGCCTGCGCCCAGAGGGCCTTTATGGTCTGCTTGGCGGAGGCGATCCCTGCGCCGAGGACGATGTCCTCGAAGTCTTGTTTTTTAATGCTGATGGCGTCCCTCGAAGGGTCCACCATTCCGGCGATTACGCGCCAGACCGTTTCTATGCGGATTTTTGCGGGCATTTTCTTCTCTCCCGCAGGTTGCCCCCTTCGGCCCCTAACTTCTATTAGTTGGTTTTTCGCCGTGTGGGTCCTGCACATACTCTATCGTATCCCTCATATATAAAATCTTAGAAAGTGAGCGCCTGGCACATTGCATCCAGGGCCCTCCTTTCGCGGTCCGGGTTGGCTTCTATGTAGCAGTCCAGGGTTACTTTTACGCTCGCATGGCGGAGCAGTCTGCTCGTGGTTGCGAGGTCGTGGTCGGTTGCGTTGTATATCGTTGTGCCGAACAGGCGGCGGAGCGTGTGCGTGGTCGCTCTCGCTCCGGCTCTCTCGGCGAGCTCGGTCACGATCCTCGGCACCAGGGTCTCCATCGTTTTCTCGCCGAGGAACCCTCCGCGCTTGCTCGGTATCAATAAAAAGCGGTTATCTGCGGATGCTCCCGGCTGGCGGTTCCTCCAGGCGAGGTATCTCTCAATCTCGGCCGCCGTCGTCTCCGTCAGCGGCTGTGTCTCCATCAATCCGTCGCCGTGTCCCTTGCCTCTTAGAAGTATCTCTCCGTTGCTTATGTCCTCGGTACGGAGGCGGAGCATCTCGATGCGCCGGCACCCCATCATCCCGCCGAGGACCAGGACGATCCTCTCCCACGGCTCCCGCGCCGAGGCTATCATGCGCCCGTATTCCTCCGGGCTAATGAATGTCCTTCTAATCTGCTTGCGGTTCCAAAGCAGGCCGAGCCTCGGCAGTACCTTCTGCCCGGTCCGCCATACTATGAAACGGTCCCATAATTCGAGGTACTGTCTGACCGTGTCCTCCTTGCCGTGGAGGGCCCCTCTCATGTAGAGCAGGGCCTCGGTGCCCGTCTCTCCGGGATCGGTCGGGAAACCTCCCGCCCGCAGGGCCTGCTCCATCTCGCTCAGCTTGTTCTGATAATCGCGCAGGGTCCTCTCGGCCCTGCCGTGGCTCCTCAAATATTCGAGGTACTCCTCAATCTGTGACATTTTCTCCCTCCGTTATACGGCGGGCGGGGCTCGGAAAGGGTGTATATACATACACATACACATGCCACGAACTTCTCGATTCGTATGCGGTATGTGTGCGCCTCAATACTATGTTTAAATACTCCAAGAGTATAGTAAAAATTGCGAGGGGTCGTCAGGTCCTGCACGATTCTGGCGCCGTGCCCCTCCGCCTCTGCTGTCTGTTCGGATTCCCACCCCTTCGGGCGGTTGTGGCATTTTCAGGCGGGTCCGCCGGCCTTCGGGCGGGAAGGACCCGCCCCTCCCCTTTAATCCTCCTCCTGCTCAAGCCACCGCGCGTATTTCTCGGCGCAGTCTTTGCAGAGCCATTTCGCTCCGAGGTCCCATTGGAGGCGGTGGGTCGCCTCCGTGGCCCGGTGTGCCTCGGCGCAGTCGTCGCACAGGCGGGTCATTCCTCCACCCTCCACCCGAGGTCCTTGGTCAGCGCCATTAGGAAGGCCCATTTATCCACCGTGCTCTTGATCTCGGTGCCGTCCACCTTGATGGTGACGGTTATGGTCTTGTCGAAGCTGTCCTCCTTCAGGAAGATCTCGGAGGTCGTCATTCGCTCCCCCTCCTGTACTCGGTGAGCTCCTGCTCGAAGACCTCGGCGCACATGTCGCGGAGCTCGTCCTCGGTGTTCTCCGGGAGCTCGTCCGGAAGGCCGCCGACCACCAGCGCCCATTCGATGAAGGGGGCGGGGTCCTCCAGGTCCTCGTCGCTCCAATCTCCGAGGCTCCTCTGCCCGAACATGGCGGCGCGGCAGGCGTCGTATTCCTCGGGGCTCATTCGTCCCACCCTCCCTCGGTGCCGTCGTCTGCTACCTTCTCGATGGTATCCCATGCGACTATACTGTTGTAGAGGTTGCCGTCATATCCGGCGACGATAATCGGGGCGTCCTGGTCCAGCTCCTTGAGGTGCTCGATGAGCTCCCCGACGGTCATGGTGCGCCCGCAGGCCGTCTCGGCCTCGCGGGTCTGTCTGTGGCTGATAATTTCGTAGTGCATTTTTCTCTCCTCCTTCAATTAAGGGCGGCCCTCTCCATGCTCTCTATCCTGTCGATGATGAACCCGGCGAAGTTGCGGAGGTCTCTGGCCTTCTTGAGGATCTCGAGGCGCTCCTCGGCGGTGAGGGTCTGCTTGGCGCTTATGGCGATCCCGGCGGCCTGCTCAAGGTCGCGGAGGGCCAGGTCGAGGCTGTCCTCCGCGGTCTTGATGTTCTCGCGGATCATGTCGGCGAGCATGCTGTCGTGTTCGGTCTTGGTCTTGGTGGTGGTTGTTGCCATGTTCTTTTCCTCCTTGGGCGGTCTCCCGCTCTTGTTATATGTTAATCAGCGTTCTAATATATAAATGTGTATATGCCACATATACATTAAAACCCAATTAATACGGTATTTTTTACCATACCATGTATATTTTTTATATACGGTCGTGTATAATGTATTATGGACCTCAATCTGCTGGCAAGTAGCCATACCATCCGTTTGATACTGTCCGCGGGGGATTCCCCGGGGCAGTCTGTGCGTGCATTAATTACGAATGAAAAGGGCCAGCCCTCCGCTGTTATCCAGGGGCGTATTGAAGAGCTGGTAGACGCTGGCCTCCTGGTTTGCGATTCCGTGACCCGCAGGGGCCGGGAGTCCACCGCCGTGTCTCTGACGGATCGCGGCGCCTTGGTGCTTCAGCTCCTCCGCGCCATTGAAAAAATTTGACGGTGGTCTCATGGATATTAAGGAGCCTATTTTATATCGCCGCTGGCGGGGCATGCGGAGCCGTTGCTATAATTCCCGCGCTCATGAGTTCAAAAACTACGGCGGCCGCGGGATTGTAATATGTCCCGAATGGCTGGCCGATTATTCGGCTTTTGAAAAATGGGCCCTTTCCCACGGATTCTCCCCCGAGCTCTCAATTGATCGTATCGACGTTAATGGGAATTACGCCCCCGATAATTGCCGGTGGGCGGATTCTCTCACGCAGGCTCGGAATAAAACCACCAATCTGGTATTGGGTGGGGTCTCCATGACTGCGGGTCAATAGGCCGAGGCGCTCGGTGTCCCTCGGGGCACCCTCATTATGCGCCGGCGGGAAGGCTGGCCCGACGTCCGTGTCCTTCATCCCGAATATTACCCCACCGCTCAGCCTCCTGCGGGGACCACCCTCCTGCGCTGTCCCCTGTGCGGAGGGGATTATGTCGCCCTGTACTTCGATGCTCAAAAGCGCCGGCCCTCTAATATCTACGGCTCGGGCCGTTGCCGTCGCCGGGCATGTAAGCATATCTGGCCCCTGGATGCGGAGAGCTATCGGCTGTTCGCCACCCGCCCCGGGATCGTCGGCCCCAATGCCACCAACCTCTCATTGTTGGGGGTGAGGATATGACTGCCTGTCCCGATTGCGGGGAGCCCCGCCCCCTCGCCGTCCTCTACCACGACGGCGTGCGCCTGGAGTGCCCTCGGTGCGGGCTCTTCGGCCCCCTGGCGCCGACGATCCTGGAGGCG